TATGCACCAATGGTATCATGCTTCCCAAATCCATAGGAGGTAGTCGTATAGTACATAAAGGAGACAGAATATGGAGTAGTGAAGTAGAAAATATGGTTAATGACACTAGGAAATCATATGACAGAGTTCTAAGTCAGATCCAAACAACATTAAATATACCATTCAATGATGATAATATTAGAATAATGCTTGAAAATGATGCTCCTATTGATATTCCTAGAGATTCTAGAGTTCCACATAAGTATTGGACAACTAAGCGAAAATTCGCTAATAAGTATGATTCTAATCATGCATTAGATAATTCATTCAAATTTATAAAGGAAATTCCTTATAACTTTGGAAAAGTTCATACAAAAAGAATCTTTAACAGTCCCCACAGGAAAGGGAATACCAGTATGTACCACTTTATAGGTGCATTCACTGAATATGCTCAGGAACAGCCTGTTAGAGAACAATATAGGATAGAAGAAGAAGCTGGTGAGCTTGTTAATTGGTTTGACAAGAATAACAGTAAATTCTTTAACTAATTAGACACAGTGAGTCGTGTCTAGCGACATGGATGTTGCAAATTAGGCTGGTGAGGAATTCAGGGGATGGGGCATAGAGGTCGTAAACATGGTGTAGCCAGCCTTTTTCATATATAAATAATATTAATCATAAATAATAGAGGTAATATGAGTAATTCTACAGATAAACTATTTCCAGAAGAATTAGCAATTAAAATTAAAAATCGTACTTTAGTAGATATAGAAATATCTAGATTAACTCCTAATCCAGTTAATCCGCCAGAAAGAACTGCTAGTAATTCATCCTTTCTATCACTTAAAAAGGGTATAAGGGAACTTGGAGTTTTAGAAACAATACATTATTGCGGTGATACTATGACACTTATTAATGGTCATAGAAGAGCAATATGTGCCAAAGCAAACAATATTGAATCATTATCAGCATATCGTTATGATGGGTTATCCAAAATGGAGCGAGACATCTTATTCAAGCATTTGAATACTACATCAAACTCATATTCAGGATCACAAATGCTCCACACCTTTCTATGTGGCGGTACTGTTGAAGACAGAATGGCAACTGAGTGTAATAGTATTATTGAAATAGGTGACTATGAGAAAATTGGCGTAGGTATGGAATATCTTCAAACAATACGTGATAAAAGGAAAAGTCCAAATTCTTTCCTAAGTGGCATATATATGTATTGTAAAGTAATTGGCGACCAATCTATGAGAGAGAAGAATAAAGTCCTTTATTGGATGTTATATGTTGGTACTGCTCATAGGATAAAATCACTTATATCATTAAAATGTCCAGCACATCTAATAAAGAAAGCAGTTAATACCAAGAAACCAGTTATGGGAACTTGGGTAATAACCGCAGGATAACTTAATAATTAATCAATAAAGGTAATATGAAGAAAAAAGAAATGCATGAAGCAACAAAAGGAGAACATACTACCACATATAATCCAGATATAGACGATATTCTACATCTTATACAATTAGAAACACAATTTGATAAAGGATGGATTTCTGATGTAAAAGAAGAAAGAATAAAAGCAATTGAATGGGGATTAAAAGTGCTACAATATCAAGAATTAACAGAAGTAAGTTTCTATTTAGAACGAATAAGAGATGAATTAATTACAATTCGCTCAGCAATATATAATACAGGTGGCGAATAATCAATAATCATTAAAATATAGAGGTAATATGAAGAAACAAGGAAGACCAAAATTAAGTATCTCAAATAAATATGCAAAAGAACATTATGGTACATTCCAAGTTAAGAATTCTACTAAGAAAATACTAGATAATTATTGTAAAGAACAATATGAATTAACAGGCGTTAGAGTAAGTAAACTAGACGTTGTAGATATAGCAATAAAGGCATTAGTTCAACATAAAAACTTTTTCCAATTTGCTATTGACTTTAAAAATAAAAAGGAATAAACTTGACCTGTTACCTTTGTAAACTATAATAAAGGAGTCTATGAATCTTAAAGATCAATGTAAAGAATTCAAGGTCAAGTTAAACCAGATAGCAATTGATTTGGGTTATACCAGACAATATGTTTATATGGTTGTTGGCGGTAATCGCCAGAACAATAAAATAATAACCGCAGTTTATCTAGCTATAGAAGCAAGGAAAGACGAATTGCGTAAACTCATCGGCTAAGCCGGGAAAGGGTTAAAATGGAAGAACTTGCTAAAAACTTCGCAGTAAATGATTTAATTGAAAGGAAAAAAGGAATAGGAGGCTCGGATGCAGGAACGGCAATAGGTGTCAATCCTTGGAAGAGTCCATATCAATTATATTTAGAAAAAACAGGTGCTAGAGTACCAGAAGACATATCGGATAAGCCAGCAGTTAAGAGGGGAGTCCGGTTAGAACCCGAAATTATAAAATGGGTTAAGGAAGACTTAGGCATCACAATCAGGAAAGATAATACTACACACATCTCTAAAGAACACCCTTTTCTATTCTGTCACAATGATGGGACAGTAGTAGGAACCCACAGGGTAGCTGAAGTAAAGTCTCCTTCGATCCATATGAGAGAATTTTGGGGCGAACCCGGGACAGATTCAGTTCCACAATATTACTTAGCACAGGGAGTACATGCATTGGCAATTCAACCAGAAATGGAAGGAGTTGATTTCTTTGCATATTTTGATCCTGATATATTGCATTTTAGATTAGAGAGAAAGCAATCTTTAATAGATGCATATATAGCTAAAGTAACTAGGTTTTGGGACTTTGTATTAAATAAAATACCCCCACCACCTCAAGATGAGAATGACTTAATATTCAAGTATTTCAAGAAGAATGGGAAATACAAGCAAGCAACAACTCAGGTAGATTCTTTAATAAAGCAATTGATGAATATAAAAGCCGATAAAAAGGCACTAGATACTGAAGAAAAGGAAGTAAAGTTCCATATTAAAGAATTTATAGAGGATTTTGACGGAATCAATTCTACACATGGTAAGGTTACTTTGAGTAGAGTTGAGTTAAAAGCGTTTGATGAAAGAGGATTAAGTAAAACTCATCCAGATTTATATGATCACTACTGCACCGAATTTGATTTAAAGCGATTCAAGGCAGAAGAGAACGATAAATATGAGGAACATTGTTTTTCAAAACAGTCAACTAGACTGATATTACCTAAATAATTATAGCAGTTTAAGGGTTAAGATCGTGATTGAGTTCCTTTATCTTTCTCATTCGATGACCAATGCATTGAATTTCAATCATACATGCGGTTAAATCAATAAAGGTTCATTGTGCAGTATAACCTGACGATGCCCTTAAACTGTTCCTTTTTAATAATCAAATATATAGAGGCAAAATGGCAAAAGAAGTAATGAAATATGAAAACATAACACCAGACCAAGTTGACTTAATAAAGAGTCAGATTGCAGTTGGTGCAACGGATGATGAATTAAAACTATTCCTGCATGTTGCAGATAAATCAGGTCTTGACCCATTATCAAAACAAATCTACTTCATTAAGAGAAGTGGAAAAATGACTATCCAGACTGCTATTGATGGATTCAGGTCTATTGCAGACAGGACAGGTCAGTATATCAGTAGTGAGGAGCCAGTATTTGAAGAAATTGGCAACAATCCAGTTAAAGCTACTGTTACAGTAGGTAAAATAGTACAAGGCGTTGAGGGTAAGTTTACTGCAAGTGCAAGATGGTCTGAATACTATCCCGGTAAATCTCAAGGTTTCATGTGGGATAAGATGCCACATACTATGTTAGGCAAGTGTGCTGAAGCATTGGCATTAAGAAAAGCCTTTCCTTCACAGTTATCCGGTTTATATACTGGTGATGAGATGGCACAGGCTGGTAAAGATGGTATTCCCAACCAAAGTAGGAACATTAATCCAAAGGGAGGTTCAAAGCAATTAGAAGAATCTTTAAAGGAAGAACCTTCTGTAGAAGCTATTGCAGATGCAATTAAGCCTATAGTATTGGATATACCTACTCCTATATCTGCAGAAGATAGTGATAAGATTTTGGAGTTTGCACAATCTAAATTAGATGAATCATTTGCGTTTTGTAAAGATAAAGTAATACATGATAGAATTATCAATAATCTTAATGATATAAAATACGAATGTACTCAAGAAAATACTGAAGTATTAACTAATTTCGCTCATACTTTTCCTGCCAATCAAGAATTATTCCAGAATATTGCTCGTAAATATCAACAAGAGTGGAAAGAAGGAATGAATCATACTAATTGGGACACACTTATTAAATATATGGGTGAACTTAATAATTTCTTTCCAGTAGAAGAGGAGGCCGCATGAGTGAAGAAGAAGAAAAGAAGAAAGAAGATGATGATCATTTTTACCATCGTCAACTTGAGGAAGAAGAAGCAAAAACAAAAAAGCTAAACTATGAGGATCATTGGGATGCTTTTTGGAATAATGATAAATCAAAATAAAGAGGAGACTGCATGAGCAAAATATGGTTAGAAGAATTACCTGAATGGATTGATCCTGAAGTATGGGAACAATATCAATTGCATAGAAAAACTATAAAAAAGCCTATGAGTAACTATGCTGAATATCTATGTATAAAACAACTAGATAGGGCTAGGAAAGATAACCATGATCCAAATGAACTTATAAACACTACAATAATGAAAGGATGGCAAGGAATAGTAATACCGGATAAACCTGCTGGACAATCTAATATATCTCCCACTAGAGGTGGTTGGGGGTTAAACCCTGATCACCAGATGCAGATTGCACTAGAAGAGTTTAAGAAAGGAAAAGATGTCAAACTTAATTGATGGAAATATACATCCGCAAGTAAGAGTATTTGTAACAATGCTTTGTGAAGGATTCAATGTACCTTCTTCTGATACTAAGATTCAGGCATTTGCGGATAAACTTAAACATCCTCATGTTCCTGCACTCAAGGAAACATATAATGTTTTCACTGATGGCAGAGCTTCCACAAATAAGATGC